TTTCTACCTTGAAACTGGTACACATAAAATTTCCTGTGAAAGCCATATCATAATCTCCTAATCAAGTCGGCTAATTTGGGTTCTCCGGCATCTAACAAAGCATTATAAACCGTTGTTCTATCACTTTTAATTGCTTCTTTCATATAAAAAATAACTACTTGCTCAATTTCTTTTTTAAAGGCCTCGGCCTGTTGTCTAATTATAGGGTCAGCAGTAGAGGCAATATTAACAATTCTATTCAAACATCTGGTTGCTACCTCTTCTGCTGTATGACCTCTGTTTTCAGTGGTAGAAACCATAACCTGAAAATCATTAGACATTGATGCCTCCACCCCCTTCATTGCGCTGGCCTAATAATCATGCCTGACCTGTATTGGTCAGTTACCTGTTTATTTTCACCAAGCTGTTTTAAAGCTGTTAAAGACTGAGTAAATCGTTTTTCATAATCTTGCATTAGCTGGGGATCTCCCTTCATATATATATAGGCTTCAATCAATGCCCCATAAAGCATTGTAAGTTCCGCATTAATACTGAGCCATGTAGTATCCCCATCCGCTCCTGCGGTAAGACTCGCTGGTCTATAAAAATAGTGCAGTTCAGTTGTATAGTTGTCCGCTGGAGTGGGAGCCATAATAAAAGCATCATCATCAAACTGAGCAAAATAACGGGGGGTACCTGTAGTAGCTTCATCAGGGGTATAGGTTTGAATAAAATCTACATCCTTAAACAATAAAAAATTTTGTGCTCCTGCAGATGTCACAAATGTTAAAGAAAAGGGAGCTAAATAATCTGTGGGAACCGATAAGTATTTATTCCCTGATGTCATCGTACCGGATGAGTTTTTTCTAAAAAGTGTAAGTTGTACTTCCTTTAAAATTCTTTCTTCAGCCGATCTAATAAAAATGGGCAAATTACTAACAAACGAAGTTTCAGTATTATCCGTATAATCCTGAATGACTGTTTTCATTTGGGCATAAGTAAAAGCCATTATGTCGTTGTCACCGTTACTATCCCCACCGATGTAATACCTTGAGTACTTATATTTTCAGGCTGGGGGAACACAGTTTGCCCTACCACAACTGCCATAACTGCTGCTATATCTGGTCTTGGTTCATATAGGGCTTGTGGTTCACTAATAGAAGGCAAAGGATAAAGCTGTGGGGCTTTTGGTTCATAACACTCAGGACATACCTTAAACCCTGTCCATTCTTTTTTAAGGTCTAGGTATTTGTATCTCTGACCACACCGGTCACAAATAGCTTCTGAAAAAGTACCTGTTGCATACAAAGCCATTATTTATCCCATTAATTTATGTAGTAATAATCTCTAGTGGGCGTTAAAACCAAATTTGCTCTGTCTCTATCCTCAGCCGCCGCCCTTTCAAATTCTTCATCATAAGTGGCTTTTAATAACCCCACCCTATTGGGAGCTCGTTTTAAAGCCAGATAATAAGCTAACCCTGCTGCCAAACAAGGGTAAAACCGGAATGGTACTTCCACTGTGTTTATTTGCCCGTCTGCATCTTCCATACGGTAAAGCCTGTCAAATACTAGGGAATAGGCTAGAACATCATCGGGCACAGGCCATAACTTTATTAAAGGAGTTATTTGTCTGTCTACATAATACTGGGTAGGTCTGGCAGTGGTTAATTTACTGGGAGTAGTTATATACTGGTCTCTACTTACTCTTCCTACTGTAATGTCAGCTTGGTTTGTAGTACCAGAATTGGTACGTAACACCGTGCTTAATAAATCAATTGTGGCATTGACATCACTAAAATCCACTACTGCGCTAATTGTAGTGGCTGTTCCACTGGTAGAACCTGTTACTGTTTCTCCATTGCTAAAGGTACCCGTGGGCACTGTAATAGCAAAGGAAGTAGCATCAGGAAGGCTAGTAATTTGAGCCGTGGCAAGACTTGTGCCACCAGTAATAGTTTCCCCCACTGTAAAATTAGCTGAAGAAGCCACAGACATTGTTAGAGTCCCTGCGGGATAAATGGCTATGTTGCTGGACAAGGGAAGAATAGTTTGGCGTATAGTCCACCTGTTTAGTCCTCTATTAGCCCAGTCAGCTAGAAGCAAATTTAAAGAGCGTCTAGCTGATTTTAAATCATAACCAGTCCGTGCTTCTAACCCACATCTTTCAAATGCTTCTTCAATGTAGTCAGCAACATCTAGCTCAAAATCAGTAGAACCGGAGAGTGCCATCTATTGCCCTTTCAATTTACCCATAGCATTTAGCTTATGCTGATTGGTGTTTTTAGAAGTAGCCGTACCACCATGCGGTCCTCTTACAGTGGTGTTCCTAGAAGGCATTGTTGCCATACCACCATGCCGCATACCTCTAGGTTCCTGCATCAACTTTCTACCACCGAGGGGAGCATTTTGAGACCCCAAAGCATTTCCTGGATGCCGTGGTATGTACCCCTCTGTCCGACCTCCCGTCATTGAAGGATCACCATATTCACCATACATAGGTACTTCATAAGCCATATCAACTTCAGAAGGCATTCTTCCTATAGCCTCTGCTACACCACTCAGATCTGGCTGAATATCGGGAGCGCCTCCTCCGAAACCTAAATCTGACAGCGAACCACCAGCCAGACCACCCTCTTGCATTCCCCGTCTCCGTCCTCCTCTAGTCAAAGCAGCACCCCACTTTGCTAATCCTTTACCTCTGCTAGTGCTACCAGCTTGTGCAGCTTTTGCAGAGTCAGCAGCAGTTCTGCCACCAGCCGTACCACCCCTTTTTCCCTTCCATTGAGCCATGGGTGGGCCGGGGTCAACATGCGGTCTTCTAGCTGCTGCGGCCTGTCTTCTCACGCCATATCTAGCTGCGCTATGACCGGTACCCGCCATAGATGGTCGGTCAGCGGCAGTTCTGCCACTAGCCGTACCGCCCCGTCGCTTATTCACTCGAACTGATTTATCCATCTTTTTTCTAGCCATGATCTTGCCCTCATGCAATAAAGTTTTTGTAAAAATTAGCCTTACGCTTCATCTTAGTTGAAGCATTAGGATTCCCCAATACCTTGTTAGCATATTCTGTTCTTCCTGCTTTAGAGTTGGCAAACCCCGCCCTGCTTGCAGCCGCCGTAAAAGTACCTTTTGTACCGCCCTCACTCGGAGGCTTTTCCATCTTTTTAAAAGCACGATCAATGGAATTACCTTCTTCGTTTCTTTTGGCTTCTCCACCATCCTTCAAACGCTGGGCCTTGGCTTCTCCCGCTTTACGGGCTGCTGCTCTTCCCTCTGCTGTGTAAGGAAAATGCTTACCATCCACTAAAGGCATAAATACCTCCTCGTAAAAGGATTAATTATAAAATGCTGTTAAGGTATCAAAAGTTGCTACGGTATACTGCACATAACCACCGTCCACAAACAAAATCCCGTCATCCGGGATGTCATTATCCCTAAAGGCCCAAGTGGAAACGGCAATAGTGTCGAATTTTAAGTTCGCTGTTCCTGCCGCACT